ATGGCTTGTTTCTCGATCTTAAGTGTTACTGTGGTGGCTCAGGTCTTCTCGGAACAATTTTCCATTGAAAAGGTTCGAACGATGAAGGAACTCGCATTGGCTCCATACGAAGCAGTTCCTTTCATTGAACTACCAGTGGAGCCAGTTGGTCCTAGAAAACCCTATGTTGAAAACCTAACAGCAGGGGTACTTCGGGAAACTGAAGAACGCTGCAATGGGCCTACTTCAACATTGGAGCCAACTACATAACCAATCCAGGATAGCCCCTAACTTGGGGCTATTCTTCATTCAAAATCCTTTTACCATGGCAAAAATGAAACACAAAACTCATACACTGAGAAACTTACCCGATGGTCACATATTCAGGCTGGCCAGGACATCTAAGGTTACCTATACCCTTCAATCCAAACAAAAGAATGAAGCGGTAATAACCAGTCAGGAAAGCGGTAACACATACAGAAAGCCACTAGGTACAATTTATTATGGTTGCTCATGAGGAAGAAAGTAATTGATCAAAGGCCTTTAAGTAAGGAAGAATTTCATCAACTAAATCAAGCGGCAAACAATCCTTTTTTCTTCGCTCAATTTATCTGTGTTATTCACCCTATCATGGGGAAGATACCTTTCAATCTCTTCCCCTTTCAGGTTTCTTTACTCCGGGATTTTATCCTGCATAGATTCAATGTTATTTTAAAGTTCAGGCAAGCTGGCGTAACTGAGCTTATATCCATGTTCTGTTTGTGGTTTGCGATGTACCATCCCCACAAGAACATTGTGATCATATCCATTAAGGACCGTGTAGCCAAGAAAGTATTAAGGAAGATTAAGTTCATGTATCGAAATCTTCCAGATCATTTAAAGACTCGAGTCACTAATGGCAAGGGAGATGAAATAGGTACACAATCGGAAATGGAGTTTGCAAATGGCTCCATTATTAGTTCCATACCCACAACAGAAGAAGCGGGTAGAAGTGAAGCTGTATCATTGATGGTAATTGATGAAGCAGCTATCGTAAGGTGGGCAGAAAGAATCTGGGCTGCATCTTTTCCAACATTGAGTACTGGTGGTAGAGCAATCATTAATTCTACACCCTACGGTATTGGTAACTTCTTCCATAAGCTTTATGTGAATGCCTGCTCAGGTGGTAATAGGTTTAACCCCGTACGATTACACTGGCAGATGCACCCTGAGAGAGATCTTAAGTGGTACATGGAGCAAAGGGAGATCTTAGGACCAAGGAAAACAGCCCAAGAAATAGATGGTGACTTCTTGCAATCCGGTAACACTGTCTTTGACATGGCAGATATTAAGAAAATTGAAGACCTGCTGGATGAGTACGATGTAATTGAAACACATGAACATGGTTTACTTAAAGTCTTTTCAAAACCCGAGAAGGGGAAACGATATACTCTTGGAATGGATGTGGCCACGGGAAGATCACAAGATTATACTACCTTTAGTATAATGGACAGAGATGGAGACGAGGCTGTCGCTTTTAAAGCAAGAATTCCAATATCTAAGGCCGAAAAACTTGCTGCTGTCTGGGGTAAAAAATATAACAGGGCAGTAGTTGCACCAGAGAGTAATGACATAGGGTTAGGAGTTGCAACAGGGTTACAAGAAGGAGGCTATCCTAACTTATATTATACTAGATCATTTTTAAAGAAGAAGGGTAAATCAAAACCAGAAGTAAGTGAGATACCCGGATGGTATACAACAAAAAAGAACAGGCCAATCATAATTGCGGAATTAGAAGAAGACCTTAGAACTGAGTGCTGTAACATTAAGGATAAGTTCTTTTGCGACGAAGCAGCCACATTTATATATGACTCGAGAAATAGGCCGGTAGCAATGAATAAGGATAAGGCGTCAGGAGATGATTTATTTGATGACTCAGTTTACACAGATGATGCAATCTTTGCCAAGGCCATAACTAATTTTGTAAGGAAGACACCAATAAGTAGAGTTACTATACTCCCCAAATAATATGACACTAACAGATTTCTTTAAACCGTTCGGTTTATTTACGGGGGCTAAAAAAACAACAGTAAGCAGTAAGAAGCCTACTGTTACTCCTGTAGATGATAGGCCGAAGAAGACAGCTCTTCCTAATGGTAGGTCCAGCACACCAGATTTCGAAGGTAATTCTGCAGCAGATATATTAGGTACTAAATACTCCATAGTATCTCCCAGCTTTTTAGCAGAATTGATACCTATAATAAGAGCTTTATCTCAACTCAACCCAGATGTATCTCAGGCTCTTCACAATATTGTAAGCTTAGGCAACTCAGGCCACAAGGTATTTTTTGATCGCAAGGTTCCCGAAGAACAAGTCGACAGAATGAGAAACCACTTGAAGAATAAAAGGAAAAACTGGGCTCCTGGGCAAGCGGGTATGGACGGGCAGATTAATAAGATGTTTGCTCAAGTACTCATCTCAGGAGCTCTTTCTAATGAGTGGGTTCCAAACAATACACTAACAGGTATACAAGCTAATATACTAATAAACCCCGAGAACATCGTATTTAAGCTTGCAAAGGATAAAATAACATACCTACCCTACCAGAGAATAAGAAATTCTATACTCAGGCAAAAGCCCCGTATTGAAGGAGATCTAATACCTTTAAACACCAATACATATAAATATTATGCACTCAATGGAGATGGTGAGATGCCATACGGTATACCTCCCTATGCTCCTGTAGTCCAAAGGATAAGTACCCAGAATAAGATGAACGATAACATTGACTTCATTATGGATATAATGGGGTTAGTTGGTTTTCTGGAAGTACTCGTAACCAAACCAGATGAAGATGGTCAAGAAAATGAAACAGACTATGAAGCAAGGTTGCAGGACTTACTAACCCAAGCAAGGGCTAATATGTTGACCGGGATGAAAGATGGAGTAGTAAGTGGTTTTAAGGAAGACCATGAATTCGAATTCCACAGTGCTGCAAAGAATTTCAAGGATGTAGTTGACCTATATAAGAATAATGAACTTCAGATAGCCTCGGCATTAAAGCAAGATGCTGCACTATGGGGAAGAGACTACGGTACATCTGAAGCTAAGGCCGGGATAACATTCATGAAAATGATATCTGAGCTGAAGAACATTCAGAACCTTATTAAGACCAACCTTGAATTTGGATATTCTCTAGAACTGATGCTGGCAGGTTATACTTTCGAATACCTTACCGTTCAATTCAACCGCAGTACTATAACGGATGACTTGAAGTATCAACAGGCCGAAGAATATAAAATAAAGAACATACAAACCAAAATGGTCCTTGGTATGATCAACCAAGATCAGGCAGCAGATGAATTAGGGTATGAAACTCCATCATCACCCAAACCAATGGTACCTTGGGAAATGCTTGCTGGTAAAGGAGCTGCACAGAAACCAGATCCTGCAGCAAGAGCAACTAGGAAGGGTCAGAAGGGTAAAAGTGCGAAAGTTAGCAAGGATAAAAAGAAGCCTGCACCTAAATCAAAATAATCAATACCAAACGTAGTATATCATGGCTTATTTGTCAACGATCAAATTATGGTTTAACAACAGTCTGATTATTGGTAACTGTCCCAAGAAACTAAAAATGGGGCAGATTGCAAATAAACTGAGCCAGGAAAAACGCAGCCGGAAGGAAATGATGAGCTTCGGGTTATTTGACAATAATCAATCTAATTATAATACTTACTATCCCGATGTTACTGCGGAAGATTTAAACCCCAAAGATTCAGAATTTGTATACCCTATATTCAGGGCACTATCCGAAGTAGTAGTACATAAAGAATGGAACCCAGTAGACTTCTCCCGTAATGGGGTTTTAAGGAAGTCAATGCCCCTTTTAAACGGAGCTACCATAAACGTGGACCATGAGGATGCAGTAGGTAATGCGGTAGGAGCAGTTTCTTCCGTAAGTTGGGAAGAAGCCCGGAAGATGGGTAAGATACTTGTACCTGCCGGTATTAATGCTAAGATGAAGATTGATGGTAAGAGCCATCCACGACTTGCAAGAGCATTAATGATGAAGCCTCCTGCAATCCACTCAGATTCGGTTACTGTTCAATTTATGTGGGATAAATCTCACCCAGCTTTAACAGAAGAAGAATTCATGAAGGGACTGGGAAGTTACGACTCAGACGGAAAGCTTATAAGTAGAATAGCAACAGATATCCGGAAATACCCGGAGATCTCCTTAGTTAACCATGGGGCTGACCCTTATGCTCAAATTAAGGATGGTGAAGGGAATATAAATAATCCCACTTATGCTGCTATCTCTTATAATTCTTTATCTAATAAACAGAAGAAGGGCCAGAAGATCTTCATGTTTGACTTCAAAACGGATCTGATCCGGAACACTGCAAAAAAGAATTCAATACCTCAAGAATTAATTAATAAATCTCAAACTTCTGACATGAAAGAAATACTCGCTTTAGTTGCCGCATTCTTCGGTATCTCACTGGATGAGAAAAAACCGGACCTTAAATTACTTAAAGCAAAAATTAAGGAATTCAAGGATGACAAAACTGCCTCAGAATCAAAATTGGCAGCGGTTGATAAAATGGAGAAAACCCTCGAGAAGTTAAAAGAATTCCGTAAAGAACAGGTTTCTAAGCTTCGCAAAGAGACCCTTAAAAATTATAACCTGCTTACTACCTCTCAGGAAGCAGAAGTTGAAGAATCAGTAATCACTTTAATTAATGGAGCTAAGGTGGAAGCACTGGAAGCCCTTAATACCGATTACAAAAAGAAATTGGATAAGAGCTATCCACTATCCTGTGCTGATTGCGGTGGAGACAATGTATCCCGTGCAACAACAGTAGTTGATGGTGCCAAGAAGAAAACTCCAGTTATTGATCTTAAGGAAGTGGGCAAATACGTAGAGAGAAAGAAAAATCGTAAGACAGTCCATGACATGCACAGCTAATCACACCTTTTAAACATTCCTAATAAATCACTCATTAAAAATCTATTCATATGCCAGGTGGAACCTTTTACAGCTTAGGCGCTAATGCCTCAAAAACTACCTTCTTAGCAATCGAAGATGGTAAGTTATCAGTTGAGTTCACAATTGCCGCAGGACAGACACTTTATTCCGGCCAACCGGTTAAGTTAATGGCTGACGGTAAAATTACTCTGTGGGCTCAGGCTGACTTGATCAACACACTGGTAGGTTATGTTTACCAGGATGGAGTTGCAGGAGATTTGGTAACAGTATTTACAAGGGGCTTCGCTATGATCTATGCCCTTGCCAATGCTACTTCTGCAGGACCTGCTTCATACTCTGCGTATGATACTACAAATGCAGTAGATAATAACAACCAGCAATCCGGTGCTACAGGGTATAGCAGATACCTGGCTGAGGCTACTCCGGCAGAACAAAATGCGTGGGTACTGGATCTCACAGCAGCTGGCCTGGGTAAATTAACAAGGGTGCTTTTAATGCACTAATCAGGCAAAACGGAAACTAACGATACCATAACATCTTTTAATAATCAAATAAACAGATTTCCATGAGTAGCAAAACCGCTAAAGCAGGCAAAAAGATCATCACCGCCGCCAATATAAAGGAAGCCGTTAAAAAATGTGAATCCCTGAGAAGGAACACAAAAAGGCCAGTAGATATCTCTTTGGCTGAGCTGATGAAAAGCAGTTTCGGGGTTACCATGTCCCAGGCATATGAGGACCTTGGTTTAAATCCTTCGATTGATACTATTCAAAATATTATCAATATGCCGGACTCCAGCTACCGTTGGCTGATCCCTGAGATTTACCGCGATGCTCTCCGTTTGGGTTTGCGTACTGCTCCAATTTACCCCAATATTATTGCGGGTGAACAAACAGTAGCCAACACAACCGTTAAGATGCCTGCAGTTAACATGAGTGATGCTGCACCACGTAAAGTGGGTATGGCCGAAACGATCACAACAGGATCTGTTTCATTTGATCAAAAGGACGTTCGTATCTATAAATATGGCCGTGGTATCAAAGTACCTTACGAAATTGTACAGTATGTGTCCTTGAACCTTGTTTCAATATACATGCAGGACTTCGGGGTAAAATTGGCAATGGGCCTGGATACAATGGCAATCTCCACTCTTATTAATGGAGATCAACCTTCGGGTGCAGATTCAATCGCTACAATCGGGGTAGCTACTGCAAACACTCTGGTATATCGTGATCTATTAAAAGCATGGGTGAGAATGGGCCGTCTAGGAAAGAATGCTTCAAATATGATCGCTGGTGAGAATATGGCAATCGAGGTTTTGGAGGTATTAACTGCTGCTCGTACACAGGGCAATCCACGTACTAACGTGAATGTTAAAACTCCTATCCCTACACAAGCAAATGTATGGGTGCACGGGGCAGTACCTGCAAACCAGGCGATCATCGTAGATCCTGCAACTGCTCTTATTAAATTGAATGCTCAACCGTTGCTGGTAGAAAGCGACAGAGTAATTCAAAACCAAACTCAGGAAGTGTATGCTACACTTACCACAGGGTTTGCAACGATCTTCAGAGACTCGAGATTGAACATCGATATGAGCCTTGCTTTTGGATCAAACGGATTCCCTGCATGGATGGATCCAACAGTTCAGGAAAATGTAACATTCGACTAAGGGCTTTCGTACTAACAATCCTTAACTTACATACTTCAATAGCCATTGCCCTCATCGGCGGTGGCTATTTTAGCTTAAACCCAAACAGATGCCATTTATCTACATCAAACTAGGAACTGCAACAGAGTATGAAGATGACCGGTTGGCACTGCACCTCAACTTGGGTGAGAATTTAATTAAAGCTGCTTTAGACTACAATAACCTAACCCCCGAAATACATGAAGGCCTAAATGCTGGTTTGATAGTTCAAATCAGTGAAGAGGAATATAATAGCTTATCTAGTGGCCCAGTAGATCCCATCTCAGTTGATACCAACTACCTGATTACTTTATCCAATTACATGCCCCCATGTCCATTACCTGCATTCGTAATGTTTGGATATTACGATAGTAAATGGTGGAAGATAACTTGGGAAACAATCAAGGCTTGCTTAGGAGGCCCAGCTATAACAACCCCCATTAAATTCAGAGTAGGCAATTTTGGTAATCCCATCTGGGCTCCTGCAGATGGAGCTACAAGTTTCACCCACACAGACTTAATTGGTATAACAGATTTTAATAGGATACTGGTACTACTCAATGGGGTTGAACTACACCACAAAGAAATATACCCTGATGCTGAGAAGCCTGATTATAACTGGTATGACATTGATCCTGTAACCGGAGAATTTACTCCAAACTTACCATTTGCTGAGAAAGATATTCTGTCTATTAGATAAACCTATAACTCAATCTAGTTTTATGAAACGTACATATAAAGTAATTCTTTTAGTTTGCTTAGTTATACTAACTAGCTTAGCTAAAAGTTATGCCCAGGAGGTTGCTAACCCGTCTCTTGGAAGTGCAACTGCCGGGGCAACAATAGTACAAGGCAGAATGTATGTTAAGGATTACTTCTACATGGCTAAACGGGGAGACCTTGCTGCATTTACCTCTACGAAGTACCGTGGGGGTATTTTAGTTTCTGTAGATGATAGTACAGACCTACCAAGAACGATCCCCTACTATTGGGACGGAGTAGAATGGAAGAGAGTTCAAATTGGAGCTGGTGGAAGTGGAACAAGCAATGTTAATATAGGGGCTGGGTTTAGATTATTAAATCCTTCAACCCAGGAAATTTGGACACTCAGTGAAGGCTATGGTATAAAACATGATAGTACAACAGTTGTTAATACGATAGCAACCAAATTAGATACAGCTACCGTAGACATAAGGTATTTGAGAAATAGCGTAAGATGCGGACTGAGTTGCTTAGATTGCGGTAAAGTAATTTGGTCAGGTACAGGTTTAATATTCAATGTAGCTGAGTCATGGCACAACCATGATTATGTTCCCTATCATACCCCAGCGGGTACTATAACCTTAGATGCTGCCCATGTAAGCTTTGGCCGATTCGATGCAATAGGCCTAACCTCAGCAGGTATAGCTAAGATAACAGGTACTGCATCTGCTGACCCACAGTTACCACAATTTGATCCTTGCGAGTTCGTATTACTAACCTACGTATTTGTAGGTGCAGGTGCAACTACACCGACACAGGTAAGTGACGAAGTAATATATAATGAGAACACAGAAACTTGGTCCCATACAACAAGTGGAACAATCAGTACCAACTTTGCAAGTACTACATTTTTCTACCAGGGTACAAAATCCCTTAGCATTGCCAGCTGGTCTAATAATGCTAACGTAATATTTACAGCCCCATCCGTACTAACCAGAACCAATTACACAACCCTATCATTCTTCTTGAGATTGGGTTCTACAATGGCCAGCAACCAAAATATATCCATTCAGTTCTTTAATGGAACCACAGCGGTAAGTAACCAAGTAGCAGGGGCAATAAACAAAACCAGTACAGGATCTTTCCAAGCTGTAGTGTTCAATATGGCCTCCTTCCTTTGGACCTCAACCACATTTACAAACATAAGGGTAGTGTTTAGTGGTAGTAACTCAAACGCTATGCAAATAGATTGGTTCAGGTTACAATCTGGAGTAGTACAGAATCCTCCAATCATATCCTTTCCAACCTGGCAAGAGGTACTTGATGCTGAAACTGGGGAAGCCCACCTTAACAAGGATGATACCATTAATGTACAGGCCCATGAACTATTGTTCACTGGTAGTGGAACTCAAACAATAAGAGTAAAAAATTCTGGGACTACCATTGGCATTCTTATGGACCAATCATCCTTGTTCGGAACAAGGTCCGATGGTCTTTACCCGATAGCAGGAGAACAGACAAGTTCTATAGATAATTCTGTAGCTGTATATGCGGAAGCACTAGGAACTAACACAACATTTACTGCCTGGGTAGCGGGATTCAGGGCAAGAGTACCACATGGTACAGGATTCAGGGCAGAAGCTAATGAAGATGGAATTCCGTTTTTTGGTTACATGCAGGATGGCACAGGGATTATACAAACAGGGATGCTCTTACACAAAACTAACCCAAAGCCAAATACGGGGAGTTCTATTCAATGGAGCCAATACTATAACTACTTAAACAGGAGTGATACTGTTGCTAGAATCACTGGAGTACTAACTGACTCATCCACAAATATCCGATCTGGTTCAGTATGGATTGATGTAATGAAAGATTCTGTCCTAACAAGAGCTATGGAGATTTACACAAATGGAGTAGTCAGGGTAAACAAAAACCTAGATACGTTATCTACTAAAGCCTATGCAAGGTCATTAGCGGGTGGGGGTGGATCAAATACAGATTCCTTATTCGGGGTACAGGATAACATTGCTACACAAAACAGAGATTTCAACCTAAATGGGGGAAATAGGCATTGGCAAATAACTACAACTGCTGCTGATAACTACTTTGGGGTGTTTGATGGCTCAAGTGGCGTGTATGAACAAGTTGAGTATAATTTTACAAATACAGTAAATGGTAGATATGCCTTTGGTCAATTTTCTCCGGGCTATCAACAAAGTTATTATTCAGGTGCTTTTGGCTCAGTCAACTTTGAATTAACCGCAACATCAACCCCCTACGCAGAACTTACTTCTTCAGGACTTGCTTCAGGTCAATTAAGTAGATTAAGATTATACCCCGATTCCATGGCGTTCTTCCCGGGTGGCTTGGGTAAAATATTTATTGATAGTTTAAGAACAGGTACTGCAAGTGATGAGGTAATGACTTGGAATCAAGGTATGGTTAGGAGAGTTCCAATATCAACACTTGTCACAGATACCCACATGGGCAATACCAATCTTACCCAAACTGGGTCGAGAAACTATGCGGGTGGTGCATTTAGTTATAGTCTTAATAATCTTGGCCATTGGAGTTTTAATATGGCCAATGGTAAAGAATTTTATATTAATAATGCTGAACTATTTTGGGTGGCATTAACTTCAAACAATTGGGCATTAAATGGTAACGGCGGTATTGCAGATGCGAATTATATTCAAGCAGAGGAAGTTCCTGGACTACTTCCTAAATCCATTTATTTATACTCTGGTAATTCTTCAACAAATGCTAGTCAATTACTACTCCGACCCGATTCTGTACTATGGGAAATAGGAGGGAATGGTAAATTAAATTTTGATAGCCTAAGAACAGGTACAAGTGCAGATGAAATAATCACCTGGAATGCAGGCATGGTTAGAAAAGTAAATAAGTCAACTATATTTCCTACACCCACATGGGATGCAACACTTGCTGTTGATGGTCATAGCCCAACAATAACAAATGGATTAGATATTAATATGAATAGCCATTACTGGAATTTAACTGGGGCAACTTCATATACTATCGCAACAACCACAAATGACTGGGGTATAAACGGAAAAAATGGTTTCCCAGATGGGGTTTGGATTCAAGGAGATGATGCACCAAATACACTTCGGATGTATTCAGGAATAAGCTCCACAAGGAATAGTTTAATAAGAATGCACCCAGACTCCATTGGAATTTACCCAGGTGGCAATGGCCGTGTATTTATCGATAGCCTAAGAACAGGTACAAGTGCAGATGAAATAATCACCTGGAATGCAGGCATGGTTCGTAAGGTATCAGCTTCGACTTTGGTAACAGCTACACCTAACATTGACCAAGTATTAGCAGCGGGTAGTACAACAACCGCTCCAAGGGGTCTTATACTTGGCTCTAACCAATTTGGAATAAATGGGACTTCAAGTTGGGGTTTAGCATTATTTAGTGGGGTTCAAACCACAATATACGGAAATCAAGAAGCTAATAAAATACAGATGGGAGCACTAGGTGGTAATGTCACAATAACCTCTGCTAATGATGTTATTGTTTCAACCCTTGCGGGTTCAGGAACAAGGATGGTAACTGCGACATCTACTGGGGTTTTAGGAACCACTACAATTCCAACAGGGTTTACAAACCTTACTCAGTTCGTTTCTCAGGGTAACTGGAAAACATTTTACTCAGATGGTGCTGGTGATGTACAGGAGTTAGCAAACGGAACAAGTGGTTTTGTTCTAACATCTAATGGAACAACATCTGCTCCATCATGGCAAGCTGCTTCAACTATATGGGCTGGTAGGTTCAATAGCACATTTGAAACAGCAGGAACGCCAGTTGCATTATCAACTTCCCCTGTAGTTATGAATACAATCTCAGGATCAGTGACCTACACATTACCAACAATAGCATCAAGCTCAAATCAATCCTACTGGGTAAAGAATGCTGGATCAGGAAACCTAACTGTTCAAAGAACCAGTACTGATAATATATGGACAACAAGCGCAGTAACATCTGAGGTACTTGCCCCAGGTGAAAGCAGGATGTATGTTGCGGCTACTGGTTATTGGTATTCATACTTTGCTGGAGGTGCAGCGGTTGTACCAGGAATAGATGATGTATTAGCAGTAGGCCAAGTAATGACTGCGGATAGAAACCTTGATGCAGGAACTAAAACCTTGAACATCCTTGGTGCAGCAACAGGAGCCTCTGTGGTAAATATAACTAAGTCTACCGGTGCAGGTTCAGCTCTTTTAGGCCAAAATGCTGGTACAGGTGCTGGATTAGAAGGTAGAGCAACAGGGGGTGGGTATGGTGTAATTAATAGAGTTTCAAATGCTACAACCAATACACTTAGCGGAATATCACAGTATTTGTTATTTACTTCTGCAACGCCAGCTGCAGGAATAGGCGGTTATAGGTCTTGGTCACTTCCCGTTGCAGCAAGCTCATCCATTGAATTTGCTAGAGATGCTGTTAAGGTAACTGATAAAACAACATCATCTGAGGATGCTGATTTTGAGTTTTATGCTATGAGAGCTGGAACACTAACCAAACAACTTAGCATATTAAGTACAGGGTGGATTACAATGGGTTCTGATAGTATGTCTACAATGGCCTATGCAAGGTCAGTAGGGGGCGGTACAGAATCTGATCCACTATCAATCCACCTTACAGGCACAAGCGTATTAACAGGAAACATTACTCTTGATGGATTAACTAACGATAAAAGGATATTTATAAATGGAACAGGCGCAGGAAATTCGGGGGTAGATATTTATTCTGAAGGCGGATTCGTAGGCATCACTTCTAATGTTGGTGTTTACATTGGACAAAGCGGGGTAGATTCGGCCTACATATTCCTTGCGGGAAGGACAAAGTTTAATGGCGATCAATTCTTTTCAAGTGGTACTGTAAGTAAGGATGCCCCTCAAGTTACTTTAGCAACCATATCTTCAAATCAAACCATTACATTGCCATTTTATGGGACTAATGGGTATATACTTGTAATTCAAAATACCAATACTTCTGGGTTTAGTTGGCTTGTAGCTGGGGGCCCAGTAGCTAAACCGGATGGTACAGCAATTACTGCTATCCCAAATCAAAGCCTAACATTTTATCTTTGGGATGATATATCGGGTAGCCCAACTGAAAACCATTGGGTACAAATTACAGATAATACAGGGGGTACTCCAGCAGGTTCAAATACTCAGCTACAATTTAATAACAGCGGAGCATTTGGAGCAAGCTCTGATCTAACCTGGGATAACACAGAGCTACGTATTGGTGGGTTTAAAGATTTAAATGTAACAGGTAGTATATTTGCTACAAATGCCTATGGAAGATTTGGCTGGCTTGAAATGGTTGAGGCTGGTGCATTTGGTTCTGTAACTTCAGGTATGGGTGTTCTATGGGTAAAGAATGATGGAACATTGCATTTTAAAAATGATGCCAACGTAGATATACAGTTGGGTGCTGGGGGTAGTGGTGGAGATGCTTATCTAGCGAATACTCAGACATTTACTGGAGTCAATACATTTTCTGGTGGTTTCGCCACTACGTCACGCCAAACGATTACCTCAGGAAGCTCTGCTACGATTAGCAATGCAATAACTACCGTGGTATTTAATCCGGCAAGTGATCTTGGAAGTTATACATTAACCATGCCTGCTTCTCCTACTGATGGCCAGTGGATCTATATATCATTCGGAGGTACGATTTCAGCTGGTAGTGCAGTAGTATCTACCTTAACATTATCACCCAACTCAGGTCAATCAATATATGGAAGCCTAACATTGACTCAGGGTTACGGTGGAGACGAAGCAGCATTTCAATATGAGTCTGCAACAACAACTTGGAAACGTAAAAAATAAATAACATGAAAAAATTCCTAAGCCTATTAGTTTGTTTATCAGTTCTGTTATTAAGTAGAGCCCAGACCACTCAGGAACTAACTAATGTAATTAACACAAAGCCGATCAGTATAACTACTACTGGTGTAAGTGCCAACTCTACGAACCTATTCTCAGTAGATCTTACGACTACAGGCTTTAGGTCTATACAGGTAACCATAACCGGTACATGGGTAGGTACTGTTAGTTTCCAGGCAAGCTCGGATAACTTTACAACAACAGATAATATAACCGTATACCAAACTACCACTGGTACTTGGAGTACTACAACTACAGCCAATGGGACCTTCGATATTAACACCAGAGGCTATAGGTATATAAGGGTAAGAACAACTGCATATACATCTGGTACAATAAACTCAACAGCTTATGGTATATTGAGTAATTCACTTAGCCCAACTTTCATGGCGGATGCTATGCTGCTATCTGGTACACCTACAGGAACTCAGCTGGGGTTAATTACGAACTCTATTAACTACGGGAAGTCAACTGCAGGTGGTGGAGCTTATGTAGAGGTAAAGGTAACTCCTTCTGGTGCACAACAAACCGCATTAGGAGATATATCTGCTGTGACCGGCCAAGCAACCATGGCTAATAGCATACCAGTAACCCTTGCCTCAAACCAATCATCCATCCCAGTTACTATGACTTCTACAACAGTAACAGGGTCAGTGGCAGTAACAGGAACTTTTTGGCAAGCAACCCAACCCGTATCAGGAACATTCTGGCAAGCAACCCAGCCAGTATCAGGAACAGTGGCAGCTACTCAATCGGGTACTTGGAATATTGGCTCACTTACTACGTTCCCAGACAATGAGCCATTTAATGTAGCACAGATCAATGGAGTGACTCCCCTAATGGGCAATGGAGCAACAGGCACAGGATCTATAAGAGTAACCATTGCTTCAGATAACACTGCCTTTACCGTAAATGCTGCTCAGTCAGGAACATGGAATATCACTAACGTATCGGGTACTGTATCATTACCAACAGGTGCATCTACTTCAGCCAACCAAACAACAGAGATAACAGCCCTACAATTAATTGACAACCTTCCTAATACTATAGGGTCAACTACGTCAGGCCAAAGTGGAGCATTAGCATTTGGTGCAGTAACCACATCTGCTCCAACATATACCACTGCCCAGAGCAATCCATTAAGCCTTCAAACTGATGGAGCCTTAAGAGTAGCAGTAACCTCAACTAATAACTCAGCTAATATAGCCCAGATAAATGGGGTAACTCCCTTAATGGGCAATGGGGTTACTGGTACTGGTTCAATGAGAGTAACCCTTGCTTCTGACATGACAGCTATATCCACAACTGGGTATATGTCAGTTAAATTCGATCAAACCACTCCAGGTTCAACTAATGGAGTAAGTGAGGTTGCATCAGCTACCGGAGGTGCCTCAATCTTTCATCTAGTGAGTGCAGCAACTACAAATGCAACAAACATCAAAGCTTCAGCTGGTAAAGTCTACGGGTATTATTTTTATAATGCTAATGCTGCTGCTAGGAAGATAACCTTTCATAACACCTCAGGTACTCCAACTGCAGGTGCATCTGTTTATTTCTCTTGCGTAATACCCCCGGGCAGTGGAGCTAACATGCTTGGGGCACCAGGTATAGATTTCTCATCAGGTATAGCAATTACCTTAGTAACAGGGACAGCAGATAGTGATGCAACGGCAGTAGCAGCGGGTGACTTAATTATAAATGTAATATACAAATAACCATGAAAAAACTATTATTATTCTTATTGTTGATTCCAATGGTATCGGATTCTGCTATAATTTATTTATGTGGCGCAGAATGTGGTGCAGTCTCTGTTCATATTACAGGAGGAGGAAGCGGTGTAAGCACAACGACTTTTAGAAGTGGGCTTAGAAGTTTTAGAGCAAATCCAACCGCAAGTGGTTCAACTTGGTCAACTGCGACTTTACCAAGTCAGGTTACTATGGTTGCAAGGTGCTATTTTAGATTTGCTTCATTACCGACATCTGATATAATGTTATTTCAGGCTACAACTGCCGCTAATCAGCCGGGAATGGTATTTAAACAATCCGACAATACAGTTAGAGCATCTATACTTGGCACTGGAATTTCATATAGCGCAACAGGAGTTACGGTTACGACAGGGGTATGGTATAGAATGGATATGCAAATAGTTACTTCAGGAACGACAACAGTTACTATTAGTATAGATGGTAGTGCTGATATGACAAAAAATAATGGAGTAGATTGCGGATCGTACACTGATGTTAAATGGGGAGCATTTGGAGATGTTACAACTACTGATGTATTTTTTGATGATATAATAATTACACAAGTATCAACAGACTATCCAATAGGAGCAGGGCATATAGATACTTTTGTTCCCACATCAGATGGTACGCATAATGTAGCAGGAGCAAATGATTTTGAAATAGGAACAGGAGGCGTTGATATTACAAATGCGACAACAACTGCATGGCAATTACTTGATGATATTCCGGTACAAACTGGCGCAATAGGAACAACTGATTTTATAAATCTTGTTTCTCCACCAAATGCTACTGACTATGTTGAATGTATTTTTGGGCCAGCTTCAGGATTAAGCGTTCCTACTCTTGCGCCAAGATTTATTAGTGTGATTGTTTCCTATGCTGTCTCTGCAACAGGAACGGCTATGAATTTAAGATTAGCATTAAATGATAACGGAACAACAAATGATATATTTAATGGGCAACCAACTTCAACATCTTGTCAGCTTACTGCTAAACTTTATACTGATCCACCAAGTGCAGCAACTTCTTGGACTCTTTCTGGTAATGGTAATTTTAATAATATAAGAATTCGATGCTTAACAAGTGATGCAGCCCCTGATCCTTATTTTGCAAGTGCTTTAATAGAAGCAGAAATTCCTGATATAACATTAACGGTTCCCGGCACACCATCAGATAAAAGACACACTACACTTGGAGTAGGCATGATTGCATTTAATAAACCCCCTTATAAATTCAATTCAAATGAAAAAACTTTTAATTGCACTGTTAGTGATAACAGCGGGGCTCTTTGGTTGCCAGAGAG